AATAAATTGTTTTCATATAATCACCCCTGACTTATGGTTGGGGGTTTTTATTCATACAATTATGAAACAGTATAAAGACACACCTTATTACATCACTGATGATGGTAAGGTTTTCCGCAATGATAGGGAGTTAAAAGGTGGTTTAACACCAAAAGGATATAAAAAAACAATAATGTCAATAAATGGTAAACAATACACTGTATCAACACATAAATTAGTTGCCGAATGTTATATACCAAATCCAAATAAATTACCTGAAATTAATCATATAGACGGTAATAAATTAAACAATATTGTATCTAATTTAGAATGGTGCACACATAAACAAAATTGTGAACATAGGGATAATATTCTAAATAAAAGAATTACAGGTGAAAAATGTGGTAAATCTATTTTAACCACAGAAGATGTTTTATATATTAGAGCAAATTATCAAACAAGACATGCAAAATATGGTTCAACACCACTTTCAAAAAAATTCAATGTTACAAATAGAACTATATTATCAATAGTTAAAAATGAAAGATGGAAACATCTTTAACCTTATGGAACTCCTGGTGAGTTATTGGCTCTTCCATACCATGAAGGATAAGAACTATCAGCACAAAGAGGTCCAAGAGCATTAAAGTTTCTATTCCAAGCATTCTTTGAATAGTAAAACCCTGTTCCTGGTAATGACATTGGTGCTTTAAACGCTGAATCAGTTTCAGGACTTAATTGTCCGTCATTTAAGTTTCCGCTAAAATACTGGGGGTACCATGAAGACCTAAACAACAAGTGTCTCCTCATCAAATTGTCTTGGAACTCTGCTTGGTTCTTTGCATTTGATTTAAGATACTGTAATGTCTTTAAATCAACAGGTTGTCCTTGTTCGCTTCTGTTCTGAACGAGGCCAATATTTATGAAACGCACCCACGCATTGTCTAATGCTAAATAATAACTCCAAGCAATTAAGGTTGGTTGAACATAGTTATCCAACAACGCCTTATATCTATAAAGTGATGGGTCTGTATTAACTGTATCATTATCAACAATTGTTAACAAATAGTCATAAAGATTTGTTCCAAGTGTTTCTTGAATTTGAATCGCTTGTGATTGTTGGATTGCAAATCTTAATTCTGAACTATCAACATTATCCGTAATTGGGGTATTGTCTTTTAACTTTTGTTCTGATATGAATAAAACATTTTTTGCCATTAGATGATGTTATTTTGGGTTATTGTTAAGTCAATTTCTTGACCTGGATATATCAATTCAAAAATAGGTTTTAACTCTCTATTCATGAACTTCTGCATTGGATAAATACTGGTTGATAAGAACAATTTGAAACCTGTTTCTAACTGTTCCGCTGATGAACTAAATCCTGTTCTTTGTGGTAAACCGATGATGCTCGCATCAGGGATGTTGTGTCCACACAAGATTTGGTGTTGAACCAATTCAAATATTGATGAGAAATAACCATCTTCAACATTTGTTTGGATTTGGGTGATATCAGGTTTTTGTCCGTCTTCACCATAAGATATGATAACCCTGTTGGCATTATCTGCTCCCATATATCGGTCTTCAATCTTTCTTAAAATTGTATTCTGTTCGTATTCAGAATCAGGTGCTGGTTGATTGAAGTGAACCCACATACCCATACTACATCCATTGATGATATTTGCAAGGTTATAGACGGTAATTTCGTGGTTTAACTTGATATCATTGATACAAGCAAGATAAGACGGAACACCATAATATTGTGATTGAGGTCCATAACTACGGATATGAACAATTTGTCTATCTGTGTAGTTTGATGGGTCAAAATCACTAAACTCAATAATTGGGGTTCCTTTTCTGTAAGTAGCCCAATCACGACAATAAAGATACTTGGTTGCTGGTGCTGCCATTTCATCAGGTTTGTGAACTCTCATGTACTTACTTGGAATTACATAAAACCCTGCTAAACCTTCTTTTCTATCTTTTCTCCAAACAACCTCCAAGAATAAATTACCTGTGGTAATAAATTCAAAAAACATTTGTTTTGCAACATCATTAAGATATTGTTTTGAGTTAATCTTATAGTCATTTACATAACCAGAACCAACTGAATTATCAACACGAGCACGGATAGCAGAATTGTGAATTGGACTTGCATCCAACAACATGTATAATTCCTCACAGAATAAGTTATCCACACCCCATCTTACAAATGGTTCATTCTTGTTGATAACCTCCCTAAATGAGGTAATGGTATTTGTTCCAAAGTTTAGTTTTTCAATGTTAATCATAGGTATTATCCTTCGTATATCTTATAAATATCAGTAGTTCCCGAGTATGTGGTAGGACTGGTTGATGCAGAGTAATTAACCCTACCAATGGTTTCATAAACAACATCGTATGCCAATGATGGGTTTGTATTCCCCGATAATGCTGTTGATTGTTCCCATACCTTAACATAGTATTCTCCTTCTATTAAGTGAACATTTGTTTGTCCTGTTGATGTTGCACCTGTTAAGAATGCTTCAGGTTGAGATGGGTCTATTGTAATACTAAACAAATCGTAACCAGGTGAATAACCAACACTTGGTGGTATTCTGTATGGCACGAGCCTCCAAACCTCTTGTGAGAGTTTGTGTTTGAAACTGAACAAATAACAAACATTACCTGTTAAGGATTTATTCCTTGAACAAGTTGCGTTTGCGTTGTTGTATCCTTCGTTTAGTATTATCATATTTTGTTATTTTATCTTATGAATAGTTATGTCTTCTATTTCCGTAAATCACACTACCGAATACTTCAAATACAAAGATGTCTGTAACATTATTACCAGGGTCTTTAAGTCCACCCTCAAATACAAATGTGTATCCTGAAGCAGTCCAAGTTGTTACATAGTTTCCATCAGTTTGAGTTTTAATCATAAATGATTGTCCATCTCTAACATTTGTAATGTTAATTGTATTTGTTCCTGTAATGTAGAATTGTGATTTACCACCATTTTCTAAATCACAAGTAAAGGTTGTTCCTGATGATATTGGTTGAACTCTTGTTGAAGGTGTCCTAAATGTGTGTAAGTTTTCTACATAAGTGGTTGCTGATGCTGTTGCTGTTCTACCACTACAACTTAACATAGTAACACGGGTATTACCTGTAATTGCATTACCTGTTCCACCAATAATGGATGAATAAGGTGATGTTCCAGATATGTTGTTTCCATCACCACCAATAATTGTAGATACTATTGAACCAGCACCGATTGATGAGTTCCAAGCACCAAATATAGATGCTCCAATATCTTCATAAGAGTTTGTTAAATTACAACTACGAGATGAGTAAATACCACTACAATTTGTATTTGATACATTATTACCATATCCACCAACAATCATAGCACCCCCACCTCCGTTTATCACACCTGCTGCTCCACCAACAATAGCAGAACCATAACTTGTATTACCCATTTGTGATTGTTGAGAACCAAAGATTGATGAGTTTTGAACATCACCGATAATTTGGTTTCCAAAACAACCAATAATCATACTATTTTGATAACCATAGTTTTGAACACTATTACTTTGTCCTCCAATAATACCACTGGCATTACCAGCACAATTATTCATAACATTTGATGCTCCACCAAAGATGAATCCACCACCATTTTGTCCAGGTCTATCCATTTGGTTATTATTACCAAAGATAAAAACATTACTACCTTTTCTTAAAAAGTTTTCATTACCAAAGACATAACAATTGTCTATTGCATCACCAGCATTACTATCAGTTCTTAAATAATGATTCGTTCCTAATAATGTTGAATTTGTTACATAATCATCAATTCTATTTAATGTTGCTGGCCACATAAAGTTATTACTTGTGTTATCACCAACTCTTTGTGGTATAGCGTCAAATGAATAAATTGATGACCTATTATTACCTGTTAAAATAAATGGACTATAGTTTTTAACTTTATATGTGGTTGTTTCACCACTGTTATTCCATATACTATATCCACCACTTGTATTACCTGTATATTCAGGTAAGTTTGAAACATATACACTCATTTTATTTTATATTTAATTTTTTATTTTATAGATTTATTTGTGGATAAACACCCATTGATGGTTTACTGAATATGGTAATTAATGTTCCAAGTCCCGATACAGGTGTTGATGGTGTCCAAGTTAAACCATCAGGTGATGTTCCAACAATACCATCAGTTGAACTGAATCCATTACTACCAACACCCACGAATTGAGTATCAGACCAAGTTATTTTGTTTATCGCAAAGTTTATATTTGTTCCCGTAAATACAACTTGTGAGTTTGGTGATTGTGTCCAATTGATACCATCATTTGATACCGCAACCACACCCGCTGTTCCACCTGCAACAAATCTATCTAATGTATTTGAGTAGGCGATTGTTCTAATTAATGTTCCACCAGTGAATAATGTTCCACCAGTAGATGCACTCCAAGTTAAACCATCAGTTGAATATCCAATTGTATTTCCAACACCAACAGCAACAAATCTGTTTAATATTGGTGAGAAGGCGACACTATCAACCCTTGATGTAAATACACTTGTTGCGTTTATAGATGGAATCCATGTAACACCATAATCAAGTGATATACATATCTGTGGTGCTGTTAATAACTGTCCAACCGCAACATCCCTTCCATTACCATAACTAAATCCATAAGGGAGTTGCATCATAGTTTTTAAGTTTGATGATTGTGTCCACACATTTCCATCTGCGGATAAATAAACTGCGTCTGTGGTTGCTCCTGATATTCCACCCAATAAGAAGTATGTTCCATTCCATCCAATTTCTCTTGGAACAAATGAACCAATATATCCATCCATTGATGTAACACCAGTCCAATTTATACCATCAGTTGATGTTGCAACCCTTGATGATGCACTACCCGCTGTTCCTGATTGTCCACCAGAAACCCATATTGAACCATTTGTTCTTAATGCGTATACCGCTCCACCAGTTCCACTAAATATTGTATTTACATTTCCAACACCCTTCCAAGATGTGGTATCAGTTGAATAACCCATTTCATTTTCAAAAGAACCTGAACCACCAACAACATAAATTGGTGATAATGGGCTAATACAGTTATCCCTTAATATTTCATTTCCATTTTCAGTAAGGATATATCCATTACCTTCGGCTTTAATAGCACAATACACATCAGGTGGGATTGGTGAAGGTGTAGGTGTTAAAGTTGGTGTAGGTGTAACCGTAGGGGTTACAGTTGTTGTCGGCGTAGGTG